ATTAAATTGGGCACCATTTGGCACCTTTGGAGCTAGTGCACCATAGCCGTAGTACAGGATGTCAATTGTTCCATCGCTGTTGATGTTCGTGCGTAGCGTAAAGCGTGGAGATTCGTACCATGTGTATGAATCAGGATTTACAACTACCATCGAAGAATCGCCATCGGCTGTTGTTGTGCCAGCGTTACCAAATGAGCGTGAAACATAAAGGTTCAGACCCGGTGAAACGACACCGCGCAAGCTATCGCCTCGGACATTTCCTGCCTGATTGCTAGGTTGTGCTGCATTGTATTGCGGTGCTCCATTGTCGTTGTATCCCATGATATTTCCCCATTGTGTTGGTGAAACGATCAATGAGCGAGCGAATCCAAGCGATGCTCCATAAACAGCTGCTGCTGCTTTAGATGTGTATCCAAGGAATCCGGTTGCTGAATTTGCTGTTTGAGCTGTTGTGGTCGTGACTGCAGCCTGCATTGCTGCAAGTGCAAACTCATCTGTTTCTTTTGCATAGGCAAATTCAAGATTTTGTAAGAGAGCTGTGAGGTACTCAGGCCGGCTGCGGTCAATGAGCTCGACCGTTGAGATAGCTCTACCTTTGAACGGCTTGACTGATACTGAAAGAAATGTTGCTGATAGTGATGATTCTGTAATTGCTTGATTTTCATCAATTTGATCAACGCTTGGCACAGCGGTTACACGAGGCAACTCAAATGTCATGCCTTCTGCAACTAAAGTTTCGCGGCTGATGCCATCGATGCAACCGCGATCAGCGTTTGCAAGTGCATTAATAACCTGTGTGCTTTGTGGTGTTGGAATCATGCCGGGTGCTGTTGATGTGGTGTTATCCGCAGCTTTTACATATTGACGAGAATCCTCATCATGCAAAATGCTTGCTTTTAGGTAATGCTCAAGATATGTCACCTTGTTGATAATAGGTGAGCGTGGTGATGTGAAATATGCAGGTCGTGATGCCTGTACGGGTTCGACTGCTGGAGCTGCTACCGGTTCAACGGCAGGAGCGGTATTTTCGGTAGTGTTATCCACTTTGTCTCCTTCATTTGGGTTTGTGTTATCTGTAACTGTTTCAGTTTCAGAATCTTCTGATGCTGCTACCTCTGAAACGCGTGCAGATCGCACGGCTGGTTCGGTAACAAGCGCAACAGCTGTCAGCTGTCCATTAAGCACCTTCATGGTGCCATCTTTTTGCATCTCAAAATTATCAACAGCCAATTCAATGCTGAAACCATCGCGTAAGCCTTCCATGGCCTCTGTAAGCGCATCGGTGCCGGCTGTGGTGTTAGCAATCTTGAAAGTCGCTGTCATTTCTTTATCATTCACGCTCATAGCAATGCTCTTACCAATTCTGCGTGTGTTGTCATGCTCTAAATTAAGAAAGACATCATTTGGCATAATTGATCCACGGGCAAAAACAACCTTGCCGGTTGATGCATTTGCGTGCTCATTGAAAGCAACGATGCGCCCGGTGATTGTGCGTGAATCTGAATCAGCTGCCGTGATGTGCATTGGTGTTGTTAGCTTCATGAGATCATATCCTCCATTTGTCTAATTTCATCGGTAGTGATTGCTCCGATGTCGAACAAAATCTTGTAAATCTCTGCACGCTCTTTTTCTGATCCGCGCAAGTACGCCTTCAAATCAAATTCAACGCGCTGTGTTGATGGCGTAAAATCTGGCATTGAGAGCCTGCTGCTAATGCTGTTCATTAGAGGCAACAGCGAGAAATCCAACAAAGTTTGACGCGCCGTGCTGGCATTTGCATAGGTCATGGATGATCCAGTCGGCGCATCAATAAAGTAAGCCGGAATGCCAACGGCTCTGGCTAATTCTGTTGCAATGATTTCGCGTGCAGCATTGAGGCCAATTTGCTCCGGTGTAAAGCCAACTGTCTCCATCGAAATATCAGCATTTAAAAAAGCCGTTCCGCGGTTCCTTCTCGCTGAAGACCAAGCATCAAGCAATTTTGCAATTCGGTCAGCTGGCAATGCTGTGCCGTTAGATTTTAAAACCATTGATGGCACAGGTTCGCGTGCATACATTGCAGCAGCTCTTTCCAGCTCTGCACCGGCGCGAATTGTGCGACCCGCTCTATTTAACAGACCTTCATCATTGCCGTAAAACACAACAAGCGATCCAACACCTGACATCGGAACGCGCGATCCATCAACTGTGTAATATTCAATTTGCGTGCCAATTGAATTTAAAAATACACCGACACGATTAGGAGCAACGCGCCACATTTGGCGAACGCGCCCGGTATCGGCGAACAAATCCATAATTTGAAAATAACTAAAACCCGTAAAGAGTAAATCCTCAGCCGCCCAACACCAAGATGCAGCTCCTGGCACTCGCTTATCCGGATCATTAATAACAACCGGTTGATCAATAACTTGACCTGTTGTTTTGTCGCGTGTAAGCATTGGAATTGTGGCAATCGAATTGCAAATCATATTTCTTGCGCGTGCAATTGCTGGCACACTCATTGCTTCTTCACGGCTTGCAAGATAATCCGCGCCACCAAATGGAAAAAATGCATCAAGAGTCGGAGCTGGCCCAATTTGTGCAGCTATGTCAGCACCGCGCATAGGCGCGACAGCTTCAATAGTGCGTTTGCGGTCAAATAATCCCATGGGCGCATTTTCTCAAAATGTCAAGCATCAACCCACTAAAATATCTATATCCGTTTCCGGGCGTGTCGCATAGTGTGTGCATAGCGCGGCTGCTACGGCAGCACACACGGCCGATTGGCTGGCTCGCCTTCCAATAACCCAACCGCCATCACCGCGCCTCAATTGCACAGCTGAAAGCATCTGCTCAGTAAGTGAGCTTTGATTCCGGTGCTTCAACCTGCCGCTGTTAATTGCGCCCAAAAGCTCATCGCATGCTTGCGGGTAATCGGCATCCATATCGTGAATTGGAATGCCGGCTGGCTGCATTCTGGCTGCAACGGCACCGGATGTGCGGCGGCTGTAAAGCAAATACTCAATAGGATATTTTCGGCAATAACTAGCTGCATCATTGGCAATTGCCCGATCATCTAGCTGTATGGTGTTTTCCCATGTGTGCAGTAGCTTTACCACAAAGCTCTCTGATCCAAGCTTTTGAGCCGCGACTAATGCACAATGCTTTCTGTCCGGTGAAATATCAATAGCCATCCATGTCAATTTATCTTCATCAAGGTCAATAGTTTCATCACCACAGGCTTGCCATTCTTTGGCTCCAATAACGCTTGAGATTGTCTGCACCCAACGATTTAAAACCTCCGTTTGCACCACATCAGCAGGATCATTGAAAACGGCTCGGATATTGTCGGGGTGAATTGTTATGTTGAGGCCGGGATTGGCAAAAGCTGCATTTTCCAATGAAATCTCATCAGTCGGTGCCGACCATTCAAAATAACCCACATCATCTGATGCACCACTAGCTGCGGCCAATCCGCGCTCTCGCAATTGGTTGAGCACAATGCTGTGAGAATCACCGGCCGTTGAAAAGCAATTGACCTGTGGATTTTTGGCAGCCATCAAGGTGTATCGCATCGCGGCAAATGTCTCCATGTCGTGCAGCTCTCGGATTTCATCCATGTGGATGCTTTCCGGCTTTGATAATCCTCTAGCTGCTGATCCACCAGCCTTGATGATAAAACGCGATCCTTCCAAGGTTTCTATCTCCTCGGCTCCATGTTGCCACCTAATCCGCTTAACCCGTTTAGCTAGATCATCATGGCTTTCCACAATTTGCACAATTGCTCGAAATTGCTCCAGCGATGTGACCAGTCGGTGAGCTGTGGAAACCTGCAACGATTCTTGCCAATGGAAAAGACCCATCAAAATTCTCGCCATCATGTAGGTACTCTTGCCATTTTGGCGTGCCACAGTCGCGACCGAAATTGGGTGATAATAGCGGCCATCGGGTTTTATCTTAAGAGAATGCTCGGCCAAAAACTTTTGCCATGGCATAAAGCCGCCTTCAATGATCTGGTCGGCAAAATCAATTAATTCGAAGCCACGCGATGGCAAATCATTGAGCGGTGAGTGGATTCGTGGAGCTGTTACCGGCAAAAAAACCGATTCCAGCCTATCTGAGCCTAGTTCAGCCGTATCGCTACCAACTATGACCTGTTCATCCTTAATCATGACTTATCGACTCGTTTTGGGGTATAAACACACCAT